AATGAACGGCTCATTACTATGTAGTCACCTTTCACTATTACCTGACGGACACTTTTGCTTCTGTAGTTTCATATTGGAAAATATCAACTTCCATAAGTTTTTGTGTCGTGGATTGTAGAAGTAGTGGTCCGTCGCGGGCTTCGTTATCTTTTGGACAACAAAATACTCAACTACTTCTTGAAATGTCCCCATTTCCATACTTTAAGATTACTTCGAGATTAACCTCTTGGTAGAAGTTTATCAAGGTTAATAACGGCACCACCCGTACATCAACATACCTTTCGGTTTTAAGTACCCTTTTGTATTGGAACACGCAATAATGAAATCGGATAATCTCATGTTTTGCAATATCCCTACGGGTTATTCCTATTGGTGTTCCCACCTCAATCGGACGACCCACATCGCCAAATCACTTAACCAGTTTCCCTACAGCGTTGCCCTCGGTACTCAAGATTAAGCGGTATCCCGCTTGTGTACTCAAGTTCGAATTCCCTTTCGGGTTTTCAAACCGCAAATCAGTTACACTTCTGACTCACTTTATCCTACTTTCGTAGTTTATTTTAATGGACTATACACAGCCCAAAGAACTTAATGTTTTAAAACTTCAAAGAAAAGGGGGTTAATCTTTTTTTTTAAGTTTCAACAGAACATTCTATTCTAATTTCATCTTTCAAAGAACGTTGTGATTTGAATACCGAGTATCTTTCATCACCTATAAGTTCTAATTTCATCTTTCAAAGAACGTTGTGATTTGAATACCGAGTATCTTTCATCACCTATAAGTTTCAAATCTTTTACAAATTTATGTATTTAATTTGAGACTGTCAAACTTTTTTTAAACTTTTTCTACAAAAACTTCATTTGTTCCGTAGTACTGAGCTCTTGATTCGGCGAACATAGGGTTTGACGTATACATTCGCTGATTTTTGTCGTTGAAGTAGTAATAAATTTCTACTACAACATTTTCAGTGCTTTCACTCATAATTTAAGAGTTTAAATTCAACATTTCAATTTATTCAATGGGACGTTTCCCAATTGTTTTACAAATCTAATAGTATTATTTCGATTTGTCAAATATTAAAATAAAAAAAATGATTTTTTTGTAGTAATTATAAATATACACTTGGTAACCAAAAGTTTAAAACTTTTTAATTTTTTTAAATGATATTTATAAAAATATGATAGTTAAAATAAAAGATAACATTTTTCAGTGTAAAGTTGTTGTTAGTCATAACGCAATTGAAAATGGTATGATGGGTAAAAACTTTAATTCAAATTTTAATGGTATGTTATTTATGATGCCAAGTCGTGGTGAACAAAGTTTTTGGATGTATAATTGTATTGTTCCGTTAGATATAATCATGATGGACAATAATAAGATTACCAAGATACACCACAACTGTCAACCTTGTTATAATGTTAACGGTTGTGAAAATTATGATGGTTTTGGTGATATGATATTAGAAGTTGCCGGTGATACCTGTAGAGACTTAGGTATCAGTGAAGGTGATGAGGTAAGTTTTTCTAGTCTTTAGAATTTTCCATCATACCTTTTAATACATTGAAAAATTCCTTTTGAATCATTTTAGTAAAAGTAACGTATGGTGATTCTTTTGATGGGTCAAACTCTTCTTCTTTACCCAAATAATTTAAACCAGATATGTTTGTGATACATTTGTGTCCTCCACTATTTGCTTGAATAATGTCCCAAGAACTAACTTCAATATGTTTTAATAAATCTCTTTCAAAACGTGTAAGGTCTTTGAATCTTGATTCTAAAGCTTCTTTAATTTTATCTAACCAAAATTTACCTTTTTTGTTTTGTTTAAAGTTGTCTCCATAAATTGCAACAAAGTCTTTAAATGTGAATCCAACTGAACCTTCACCCGCACTCATTTCAGATACTCTTTTGATTGTATATAAAGAAACTGGTTTTTCTTTTAACTTACTTTCCCATTTTGATAATACGACATCTTTAACTTCACCTAAGTTAATACCTTTTAATTTTCTATCTTGTTTAAATGGATTACAAGATGCTTGAACAATTCCCATAGGCCAAGCAATAATTATAAAGTCAGCGTCAGGATTGTTTTTGAATGGTGTATATCTATCGTATGAACCTGCTTTATGAAATGGTCCGCCACCATATTGAACAATAATACCATCCTCAACTTTTACGTTAGGATTGGTTTTCATTGCCTCAACATATTTTTCTTGGTTTTGTTTTAACACTCCGGGTTCAGGATAACCCTTATCTTTAATCTCTCTTTTAATAATATTGAAGATACTAGTTAAAGATGGTTGAGCATCCATTACCAAAGTTTCCAAGAATTTTGGTTTGTTTTTGAAAGCCAATAATAATTTATTCACTACTAACCCAAGAGTCATTTTATTATTTTTTACACTTTTGTCTTTATCATAATCAAAAATGTAATTCATAACCATATCGGGTGTAATGTTATTAACCAAGTAATTTGCAGAATCCACAGTTGAAATCAATTGTACGTCTTCCGCCGAGAATATTTCTTTTGGTGATAAAACCTGTGAGATTGTTTCTACGTTAGACCTTGCTTGTCTAAACGAGGTGGAAGTTTCTTTTTCAACACCAGCTTGTGTGTCGTGATGGTCTGTATGAATAACAAACATTGGTTTGCCGTGAGCAAAGTCAACAAGAACTGGCATCGTATCAGTTTCTGCTTCAGGTTTTTTAACAGCAAATTCTTTATCTCCGTATTGAATAACCTCAGCATCAACAACCTTAATACCGTATTGTTCCAAGTAGTTTTTCATTGCTAATGCTGTAGTAACACCATCTAAATCTATGTGGAAATATATTTTTGCCTTTGGGTATCTTTTTGCAATATCGTTAATATCCCTAATTCCAGATTCTGTTATAATTTGTCTCATAAAGATAAATACCTTATTTAAACAAAAAACCCACTATAAAGGTGGGTTTTCTTGTAGTAATTCTAATGTTTTAAAGTAATCTACTCTTCTTGGTGAGTGATTTAGTATCTGCAAAGTAATTCCACTGACCAAACACAAGTTCCATAAACTCTTTCTTATCGTTTTCCTCATAAACCATTTTTTTCTTTAATGTTCCGTCCTCTTGTTCAATTTCGGTTGGAACTCCTTCCCACTGTGGTTGACCTTTGATTTTTTTAATGTGTTGTTTTTTGTATGCTAATATAACACATTCTTTTGGGTTATAGATGTAAGGACTTGAAGGACTCATCCATGAACCCCAAGCGGTAGTTTTACTTCTATGTGGTGATTGTTCTTCAAGGTCAACAATACCAAAGAAACCAAAACCTATTTCTTTCATAATTTGCCACATCTCAGAAACAAAAAAGATACGACCACCTTTTTTCTGTCTGTTGATTTCATATGGGATGTTCAAAGCAATACGACCGTCGTCTTTCAATACTCTGTATGTCTCACTTAACCATGCTTTAGCAAATTCAATATACTCTTTGAACTCTACATCATCTTATTCTTCCTGTTTCTATCATACTTCTAATTTTTCTTCTAAATAATCCCAAACCAAATTTGAATACTCTTCATACAAATCCCCATCTTCGTCGTCTTCTAAATTGAATATTCCGTCATCCAAACACGCATCCATTACCTCTTCGTGTTTTTCTTCAAATGATAAATCCTCATCTATTGTTAAAAGGATATTATCAATATCATCCATTTGTTGTTGTGTCAACTCCATATCTTATTAAATTCCTGCCGTTAAATGGTAATAGTATCCTTTACTGGTTGTATCACCATATGATTTATATATTTCATATGATTTTTCATCATATATAATTTCGTTTATCACTTCTACTCTACAACCTACATCATAGACTTTTAATCTTAATTTATCAATATCAAAATCCTCTTCAAGTGGTATGTCATAAACAACTTGTTCACCCTTACAATAATCCTCAATGATTAAAAATGCTTTATCACTGCAATATTTTTCTTCAAAATCAACCTTGTCTACATCTAAAACCTCAGTTTCATAAACAACTTTACCTTCCTCATCTTCTACTCTTAAAATGAATGTTTGAGGAAAAGGTCCCATGATGGTTTCGTTTGGTGAGTCAAAATAACTATCAACTCCCAATATTTCACATATTTGGTCGTATTCTAATTCGTCTTGTTCTACACCACCTTCACGTAGTTTTTCATACTGTTCAGTGTTTAATTCAAATGGGTAAAGTATAAATTTACCCAACATTGTTTCATATTTTTTTCTATTCACAATATACGAAATCAATATGTAATAAATAATGTAGTTAATTAAAACTAAAAAGTCCAGTTCTTTTGCTGCAAAAACAACTATAGAATTTCCAAGAAATCCCCACATGAAGTTAATGGAGGTTTCACGGATTAATTCATTTGGTGTTGTTATCGCATCTAATACGTTTATTTCCTTATCAAGACCCGTTTTACTTTTCAAGGGTTTCGATGTGGTGTTGGAGGTACCAGAGTGCCTTTCTGAGGTCTTCAAGTTCTTTATCTTTTCCTTTTTTTCCTGCACGTGATATATATTTTACTGTGTTTCCTAAACTAAACCCTAACTCCCAAGCATCAATTACTTTGATTGCTTCGTAAGGATTATTTTCTCCACCATAATGTTGGGGGTGATTTACTTGTTCTACTTTTGGTGTTGGGCACTGACAAGGTCCTGTTCCACCACATACACATTCTTTATCCATTGGTTGAATAATTTTTAGCGTTCATTAATGCGTTTTTTAATGATTCGGGTATTGTGCCCGTATTACTTGTATTAATATTTTCAGGTTGTGTTCCTGGTTTTATATTAGCTTTAGATTCCATCATTTCATCAGTTAACTCATAATCATCATCATTACGGTATTCTTTCAATAACTCATCATTAGTAAATGTTCGGTATTTTTTACTTAAACCAGATAAGTTAACATTAGACTTCATATTAGTTTTAATCTCCAAAATTTCTTCAGCAGTGTCTAATGATTTTGAAACCTCTCTAATGATTTTATATGGGTCGGCATTTGAACCGGGTCTTCTATCTTCAACATAACCTTTCCATTCTTTCGCCGTGTCTTGCGGAACTCTAATTGACGCTCCTCTATCAGACACACCCCAACTGAATTTATCAATAGCCTGTGTCTCAAACCCACCAGTTAATCGTAAGTGATTATTTGAACCATACGCTTTGATGTGCTCTTCGTGTCTTGAAGCAAATGAATTGAAAATAGCTAAGAAATATTCATACCCACCTTCATTTCTCATTTTATTATTTGAGAAGTTTGTATGTAATCCTGAACCATTCCATTCACCATGTGTAAGTGGTTTAGGATGTAAATCAATATGGTACTTATACTTTTCAGAAATTTTATATAGGAAGTATCTACTCATCCATAGGTCATCTCCGCCTTTTAATTTACCTTTTGAAAACACTTGGTATTCCCATTGCCCTAACGCAACTTCAGCATTTGTTCCTGTAATATCGATACCATATTCTAAACACATATTTAAATGGTCCTCAACAAAATCACGTCCCGCAACATTGTGACCCACACCGCAATAATATTCACCTTGACCTTTTAGAATGTTTCTTTTGTGTCCTAAAATACCTCCGTTGATTTCTTCACGGATAAAATACTCTTGTTCAAAACCAAACCAAAGACCTTCTTCTTCTTCATTTAATTTTGCTCTCATGTTAGATTCATGTGGTTTACCATCTGAATTCATAACCTCACATAAAACATACACAGTACTGTTTTCTAATGGGAATCCATATCTAGTATAAACTCTTACTGGTTTTAAGATTCTATCTGAATTTCCAGTATCCGCCTGATTTGTTGATGAACCATCAAAATTCCAAACCGGTAACTTACCAACTTGCACTGTATTTTTAATCGATTCGTAGTCTACGATTTTAACTTTGCTTCTTAAATTTGGTTCAGGGGTATATCCATCAAGCCAAACGTATTCTAATTTAACTTTCATTTATTATTATTTATATAGTTGATTATTGTTTCTTCATCGGCACCACTATTGAATAGATTGTAAACAGCGCGAGAAAACTCGTCCGTCGTAAAAACAGCGTCGGCGTCAAGGTATTCCATTATGTGATGTAGGTTTCTTAGGATTTGTTGTTTGTTTAAAAATCTCTTATTAAATCCCATCTTCTTTTGTTTTAATGTTATTTAAAAATTCTTCTAATTTAGACAACTCTTCATCGGTTGGTTCTATTTTTTCTTTTAGTGTTTCTAACTCTTGTTTTCCAACTAAAGTACTTAATAGGTCGGTATTAACTTCACCATTTATTTCTTTGAGAATAACTCTAACTTTTGAACCAAACTCCATATCATTCGGGTATTGTTTGGAGAGGTTTTTCAGTATTTCATATAGTCCTAATTCCATAGTACAAAAATAAATTATTGTGTTTTATTTGTCAAATTTTTTTTAGAAATTAATTTAGATTGAATCATATAATTCATTACTTTTCTTTTCGCCAATGGTAAAATTGTTTCTTTGAATGGGAACTGATTAGTGTGGTATATTCTAAAAAGAATTAAGTTTTTATAAACGTCTGGTTGATTTAAATTTTTAATGAGAGAGTTTTTAACCATTTTTACTTTATCTTCAAAATCGTCAGTTTCACAAGTACAAACTTTTTTAATAACACATTTGGTTTCAACCGCATCTTTTTTAATAGGTTTAATAATAAACTCATAAAGGTGGTTAATTTCATTATCTTTGATAATAAAAAGTCCTTGTTTTGGTTCAATATTTTTTTGATTTTGAATTGGTTCAACAGCTATAGTATCACTTGCCACTTCCCATATCGCTTTTGCTTGGTTGAAGTAATCTTTTAGTTTTTCAGATGAAAAAACACAACTATTATAGATTTCACCAATCTCTTCTCTTGTAAAAAATGGAACCTCATTTGCAATTAAGTCTGATAGTAATATTTCATCATCAGGGTCTTTTAATGCTCTATTGAGAGTTAAAAACTGACCCTTTTCGATTATTAAATTGATATTTGCTAAATGATAAGATATCTGTTGGAAGTTTGGGTATAACTTTAAAGAATTAAGTTGTTTATCTATTTTTTGTAGATAATCTAAAATAACGTATTGCTTGTGCTCAAAATCAATAGGTTCTTGAAATACCCAGTTTGTCTCCATGAAATTAAAAATAAGAAAATAAGTTAGTCTGTAAATAAATTAATTGAATCTCATTACTATATAGATGTGTCCATTGATGTTGTATTCTTCTTCACCTCCATCATAACTTCCAATTATATCACCCCAACTATCATTTCTAATTATATAATCCATAACACCATCAACATCCACAAAATTCATAATCTCATCTTTATCAAAACCCATTTCTCGTAAAAACCCAGGAAAATCGTCAACATACTCATCAATATAATGTTCTATGGCTCTTTCAATTTCATCTTCATCGTAACCACCTTCAGGATTTTCTCTGATGTCCTCTATTATAGCATAGATGTCTTCCATTTCAGAGTTTAATTCTTTAGTACTTTCACTATCTAAATCTTCACTTCGTAGTTTTTGAGATAATTTTTCAATCTTTTGTCTGTAAATTGTTACAATTTTTTCTTGTTGGTCTGACAACTCTTTTTCTATACCCCAACTTTCTGGTCCCTCATACACCATTTCTGAGTAATATTCTCTTAAGTAATGTCTGATAGCGTCTTTATCTAAGTTATCTTCCCAAAGCCAATCACTAAATGCATCATACCCAAGTTCATCTATTCTTGATTGTATAGCTTCTTTGGCCGCAACTTCTATTTCATCTTCATTATAAACAATGTATTCCGACTCGTGTCTGTCATCACCTAACCATGTGTACATTTTTCCACCATAGTGACCATATTTTTCAGGATAAATAAAATATTTGTCTTCAACTACTTCTTCTTCACTAACTCCATCATCATAATAACTTATAGCACCATTTTCATCTAAATATTTATAAAGAGCTTCAGTTTGATAAGATACTTCTTTTCCATTTTG